GCCTTCAACTGTTTGTAAAGGTCGTGATTTCGCATTATATCTTTTTACGCGACTATTTCTGTCTTATTCGTCGGTAGATGCAGACCAGTTGATAAGCATTCCTTTTTCTCCGGTGGCATTGCACACGTAGATAGGGTCGCACAGTTGGAAGGTGGTGCCGGTAACCGCTTCGGTAACGTTTGCGGCGTCATCCTGCAAAATTAAAAACAAATCTGGCCCGATAGACCCAGTTGATGCAGTGATAGTATCCTTAATGCAGACATCAGCGGCGTTTTCAGTCCAGATTTCCCCGCCGTGAATTTTTACCCGCTTGGATGCAGTTGTCCGAAAATCGATAGCCGATACGGCAAAGTTTCCATAAATCTGAAAATTCCTGATGACCGTATCATCTGCGCCTACCAGAGCTATAGCCGAGTTAGCCCCCGCAGCAGCGGCACCAATGTGCCGATAGCCGTCAATCAGCAAGCGGTCTGCGCTGGCAGTGGTTATAATTACATCTGTAGCTTGGCCGGTAGCATCGCGGTATTCACAATCGATAATCGAGCAATCGGCTGCGCTCACCTCGATGCAGCCCGTGCTGGCGTCAACGCCGCCAACAAAGCGCAGATTTTTAATGGTTACCCCAGCTGCGGCCAATTTGCAATCGCCAGCGGTTGCGGTAACAGTCAGCGTGGGCATCAATCTGCCTCGGCGAATGCCGTGCACGGTGACACCAGCCACATCTATATCAATGGCGCTGTCCGCCGCTAAATTTTCGGCGTGCGCCGGATGCACCCATATTACATCCCCGTTGTTAGCCGTGCATTTGTTAACGGCTGCATCAATTGTAGCTAAGGCATTATCCCAGTCCAAACCGGTATTCGTATCCGCACCGGTGTTGCTGTTGACGTGATAAGCCGTGCCAGGCTGGTTCGGTGGATATACAATCAATGAACCTGAGAGCCACTTTGAATTTAACGGATTTGACATCATCGTCTCCTTTGCAATGGCCTCGGCGGAGGCCCGGAGGAATACCGGGCCCACCGGGGCCGAATTAGTCAGACACTTATTACGCTATGGCAGTGTCCATAGTGGACTCTTTGTAGCGCGTTTTCAGGCCGATAAAGAAAGCGCCCCCGGCAACCGCATTATCGGTATTTTCGGTCACCTTCAAGCGAACATACTTGTCAGTGCCATACAAATCAGCAGCAGAAACCTCGATGACATAAAAGACGTTGGCCGTCTGACTGGTGGTAAAACCAGTTGCGGCTACGGCTGCGTATGACGCACTGGCAACATCACTGCCGCTTGTTTCATACTTCGTAACGTGAAACGGTATGGCAGTAGCAGTTGTCGGCGTGGTGTCATCGCAGCTTTCCACAGTAATAACCGCGTCACCGCTGGCGTTTGCGCCGGTGTAGAGGATGAAGATTCCTTTATCACACTCGGCCATGCTTACCACATCGCTCGCGGGGTCGCCGTTCTGATAATCGGCAACTGGCACAAGACAGTTGACCAATTGTGCTTCTTGCGAAAAAGTCATAAGCAATCTCCTAAACAATAATTTAACTTCTCGTGGCAAGCCCGACGAACGGACTCAACGTGTTGCTGCCGTGCTTCGGCGTAAGTGCCCCGGCCCACCAAGGCTGGCCGTCATAACGCAGCACGAATCGATACGCCGTCTCGTCATAATCGAATTTCAGGTGAATGCTGGTATCGACTTTCAATCCGCCCCCGCTTTTTGAGCCGATGAGATACTGGCTCCAATCGCAGAGCAGGATATCGCCCACCGTTCCTACTGTCTGGCAGTGCTCGGTAAGTATTAAAGGCCGGCCCAGCAGCGACATTGATGGGGCGCCAGCGATACCTGAAGTGTTAACTTGCAGCAGGCCAACCGCACTACCGCCGGTGCCCACGTTCAAACTCAAAGTGGCCAGCTGCGGGAAACAGTCCGGATTAGCCAACCACACCGCTTTACCCTGCGAGCGAGGATAACAGCGGCTCCACATCTTGACGATATTTTCCGTAACGATAGTTGCAGCAGCCTGCCCGGACTCTTTGGGCACGGTTACGAAGCACGGAGCATTAACTATTCCCAACGCCTGGTTGGCACCCGTGCCGTTGATGAAATCCTCGTCTTCGGTGAAAGCGATAGCATCCGCAAACATCCTGGTCAGCAGCGGCTCCAGCGAGATAGGCGAATCCTCAAGCAGTTCGTCCGTTACGTAGCAAAGCCCAACCAGCTTATGCAGAGTCAGCTGCACTTGACCGAATTCGGGCTTGCTCGCCGTTTTGGCCGCGCCTTCGCCGGGCCGATAAATAACTATGCCGCCATAGACGCTGCTAGCGCGGCTGGTCTCCAGAACGGTCGGAATCTTAACCGAGTTGGACGACATCGGTATAACGGTGGCCCGGGGGCGAACAATGGCGCTTTCCAGCACATTCATCAGCAGCTTGTCTTTGAATTCAGTCGGCACCAGAAAGCCGCCGTCCGCATTGACCCCTTCGCTCAAGCCGGACGCCTTGCAATGCTGCTGCCAGCGATTAAGCGCTTCGCTTCTGTTGTTGCCGGGGCCTGCCCGATACACCTCCTGCGCAAAATGGGCAAAGTTTACGAAACCGCCGGTTTTAACATATTGGTCCGAGCCGGACATGGGCAGAGATTTGATGCTCTGCTTGGCTTGCTCGTCCAAAATGGCCTTGACCACCTTGCGAATATCATCGGCGCTAAGGTTGCCTTCCTCGGCGGGCACAATCTGGTCCTCGGCGGTCGGCTCGTAAATCTCAGCTATACCCTGCTCGGTAAGCGTATCGGCGCCCAATTCATCGGTTTTCAACAGTTGCCCGGCGGGATATGTTTGGCCGTTATGCTCGTAATCTTTGAGCAGCCTTATAATCACTTCTTCTTTCGACATTTTTAACTCTCCTTCGTTTATTTACAAATCTATCGCTGCCTGCAATCTCCCGCCTTGCACAACTAATGTCTCTGAGCAACATCTCCGTTATGCCAAAGCCTGATTGCTCCAGCTTTTCAGTAAACCAACCCTTTTCTTCTCTTGATTTCTTCTTTAGCTATCGCCGCTACGTCCACCACTGGCGTAAATCTTATCGACACCGGCTGAATCTGAACGCTTGCCGCTGCCGGTTCAAATGTACCGCCGCGTGCTTTACAAACGGCTTTAGCCGCAGCGGCGGTCCAAACTTTTGTGCTGAACCGAAGGGCCTGAATCTCCGACTTTCCATCTTTAATGCCGTAAACGACGTCGATGCATTTGCCGTCATGCTTCTGGGCGCAGTTAACGCGCCGGAATTTGTCGTAGTTCTCTGGCGGATGCAGCCGGCAAGAATGCTCGTTTGGATACGGTTTCAATTCCAGCGAGGCTGAGTCCATAAACTTCGGCGGCTCTTTGCCAAACTCTTTGTAATGCCGCGCCAGATGCCGATAGACGCCTGGCTTGTCGGCAGCAGGAATATCTGTCTGGTTTAATCGGGCCATTGCGTTGGCTACCGCCCGCCAGACCACCGGGTGGGCGCCTTTGGCTTGGTGATGCGGCAGCTTATAACTGCTTTTCAAATCCGGCTTGCTGGCATCGTACCACGCACACATTATTTTCAGGTCATCAACATCGGCAGCGGCCACCTCTTTACCGCCGTCCCAAGGCGTATTTTCCGGCGCCTTTGGCGTCTGCCGGTAAGGAATAACCCCGCGCTTATGGACGTCAAAGCCCGGCGAATCCCAGACTATAAAGGTCGCTTCCTCATCGTCATCTTGTTCATCTTCAAGGCCCAGTTCCGCCTTGGTTTCTGGTGAAATCTTTATGTCATTTGATTTTACGGCTACGACCAGGGCCTCCGGATTTGCCGGTACGGGGACGGCAGAAAACTCCAGCAACTCCCACTGTTCAATAACGCGCTTGGCTTCAGCCCACTCGGGGTGCTTTTTTATGTCCTCGGGGCTGGGTTCCCGCCACTTCTTTGCTATGAAACCGATGCTGAAAGCGCTCAGGTATCCATCGCGATATAGCTGGAAAATTTCATCGGCCTTTTCCGTCTGGGCGAATTTCGCCTTAGCAACAATGCTTTTTCGGCTCTTTTTAATCCACAGACAGCGCGCTATCGGGGTTTCGCTGTATTGATGTGCCCAAAGGACGATAGGATTTTTCTGATAGCGCTCCAAGTCGGCGCCGTTAGGCAAAACAACCTCCTTTTGCCGGTCAACAGTGGCGGTATTGATGGTTGCCGTTACGGTGCGTTCCTCAACGTCCGTTTCCGTTTTGCCGATGTACTCTTTTCTTTTTACGTCTTTTTCGTCCATTTTTGCCTCTCATCAACTTGTTTTCGGCCCTTACTATCATTTCAGGTCGTCTCCACACTTCGGGCATGTTCCTGGGGCCGCGCACCTTTTGCACACGTACAGCTCGCATTTTCGGCAGTAAACAGCATTGCTGACGCGGCGGCGGCAAGCCGCACAAACAACATCTTTTTCTTTTCTCTTTGCCATTATTAAACCCCTTCAAGCACCGCTACGATTGTGCATCTACAGTTGGGATGCAACGGCGGATGCTCTATATCCTCATAATCAAATTTCAGCCCGCCCAGCGGATGCTCGGTGCCGCGCTGGAAAAAGCAGTCCCGGATTCCGACAATCCTGCCGTCCATACTTAGGCAATAATCGCAGGAACGGGCATCCCCACTGCTTACCCACTGTTTTTTCTCGACCAAGCCGGATTGTATATAGCCCTGCTGGGCGCCTTCGTTCCACGCCCAGATGGTTTCGGTTCTGGCGATTCTCTCCGCCTGCCAGGAGGTCAGGTCATCATAGATTTCCTGAATTCTTTTGCGGATTTGGGCTGCGCCTTCGCCGGCGGCAAGCCCTGCCGCTACAGCGGCGCGGACCTGCTTTGGTGCGTGCTCAGATATGGCGGCGATACGCGCTGTTCGATAATGCTCAAGGGCGTGCAGAACCGCCGGGCTAAGGGCATTGAATGGCCGGTCGGTAACAAGCTGCTTAAGGGCCTTTTCGCCACCAGCCAGAAGCGTATAGCGCACAAACGATTCCGTTCTCTCCGCCAAGTCCTCGCGCCAGCGGGCCATATCGAACCAGCCCGAAACATAGTCGTCGGCAGGGCCTTTTAATGCCCGGAAAGTTGTCGCATTCAATTTTCGCAAAATTTCAGCATATTGGGCCTGGAAGTGTGCGGCAACGGCCCGGACGAACGGCTGGTTGACGAAATTTGTCGGATGGCCCAGCGGCGGGAGATTAGCCTTTGTTTGGGGACGCGATTCCTGCTCTGGCGCCGGCGTCCCTACCGGGGCCATATTTATGGGCATAATAGGCACATCCCCCCAAGGCACAGCGGCAAAACCTTCGGCACGGCGTTCCTCGTTAATCGTAGAAAAGCCGGTTTTCAAGTGCGTTTGAATCTCTTTCAATCGATAGTCCTTATCTTCAGGCACGGGATTGTCAAAAAGGCAAAAGAGCCGCTCGTCGTATCGAGGCAGCAATTTCTCATTGATTTTCTGCTCAATTTTCCGCAATCTGGGCCGGATGGTGTCTTTCATATAAGCGTAATCGCCGGCTTCTGCGTTGGCTCGATTAACATCTTCGGAGACGATTTTTGAAGGCGGAACACCAAATACCCCGCAAATTTCCGTAAAGGTGGCCTTGCGACCCTGCAAATAGGCCATTTCACGCGGCGACAAAGACAACGGCTTTATGTCCGCTCCGCCGTGCAGGATTGCTAGTTTACCGGCCTTGCGCACCCCGCCGAACCCCTGCCGCCATTTTTGCTGAATGCGCCGTATTTCCTCTTCCGACGGCGTGCCATATTCAGCTGGTAAAACCATAGCCAGGTCAGGCCAAGCCCGGTTGGCAAAGAGCGACGTTTCGTACAAGTTCATATTGTGCGCTAGGTCTGCCGCAAGCACTGCCGCCTGCAGCGGGCCCATGCCGTAATAGACATTCTGCGGATTTATGTACATAAAGTGGACAACAGATTCCGGCTCGAGAACATGCTTTTGCGCCTCCGACAGAGCGTATTCGTAGCCGGCTATGAATTTCTGCTTGTCAGGAATAATCCGGACACGATGCGGCAGCAAGGGCCAGATTTCAACGGGCAAGCCGCTGTTATCAGTAACCAAATACCAGTATGCGTTACCAGTGAGTTCTTGATGGAGCACGGTCGTTTCAAAAAGGTCGAATTGATTCATGAATGAATTCACCCGCTCCAGCAGGTCGAGAAATGGGTGCTCGAGCACCTCTTCGACATCTACGGCCTGTGCAACGTACTTTTGGGCGGTGGGTGTAGCGGCCAGGTAGTTTTTCGTTTCCGGGTCCAGTGATTTGGTTGGAAAAAGGGCCTTTGCCCGCCGCGACGGCTTGCTGACGTATAATCGTAGCGGTATCTGCGCACAGCTAATCGCATTTTTATGGGCGCAGGCATACACCCAGGACTCATACTTGTCCAAAAGGGCCTTATATGAAACGTCAGGGTAATAGGGCCGTCCGGATTGATACGTGCTAATATTCCACGCGCCCGGAGAAGCGATTTTGGGCCGTATTAACTTGTCAATGAGCTTCTGCCAAAGCAAAATCATAATCCTCCATATTTTCAGCGGAGGCCGGCTCGGAAGAGACGAAAACAATGCCAACCGCCTGCCTGCGCACTATCTTAGCCAAGGCATAGCGCATGGCGTCCATAAGGTGGTCGTTGATTTTCAAAGGCTCCGGCAAGGGCTCGCCCGCTGCGTTCTGCTTCCACTTATAGCCGCGAATCTCACGCAGCAGAGCCTGGCTGCGGGCGAGGATATGCAATCTGAACTGCTTAACAGCGTTTATGCCGAAACGCACAGAATCCGGGCCGGTATCCGCCGGATGGACATTATAGCCGGCCCGGCGCAGCTCCTCGATAGACTTCGGCTCGGCTGGGTCGGCAACTATCAAGTCGTTTTGAGGCACGCCTGCGGTCTCTAGTGCAGCAATAAGCTCAGGGTTGGTCAGTCCGGTTTGATAGAGCCGCTCTGCAAGCCAAACATCATTAGAGCGAGTCCTGATTTCCACCAGCGCCGCAGGACTGCTGCTGTAGCCGAAATCCAGGCCCCAAATGCGCTGGTCGTACCGGGCAGGCCAATCGGGCACGGTGTCCCAATTTTCGTAAATGATAAAGCGCGGCGTAGCCCACTGGCCCTGACGATATATCTTATCATATTCAGCATCCAACTGCGCAAGGCTTCTGATTTGGTTCGCCTCTGCCTCCGATAAGAATGGATTATCGTCAAAAGTAATATGCATAGCCGCCGAATCGGCCCTTGAATTTGCCGCGTCCACGAGGCTTTTCAGCCATTCGTTGCCGACAGGGTCCACCGGGTTGAAGGTGCAAAAAATCTGATTTGGCCCGTTTGGGTTGTGCGCTCGGCAGATGATGTTAAGCTGCATAAATTCGCGCAAGGTGAAGCTGGCATCGTGCCCCACCGCTGCTAATTCTTCAGGCCAAACGTAGTTAATGCCCTCCATCGACTTTTTCTTGAGCACGTTGTCCAACCCATCAAATATAAATCGATTGCCGTTGGGCGCGGTAATGGTCAGCTCCGAGCGGTTTTCCGTATACGGCAAGCCGGCTTTATTCAGCCAGTGATGCACCACCTCCCAGCAGCTGGCCTTCACGGCAGGCCGGGTTTTGCGCAGCGCAAGAATGCGGATATTCCGCTCTTTATACAGCTTCTCGAAAAGCAAATACTGGCCCACTGTATGCGATTTTGAGCTGCTTGCCCCGCCCCAGAGGTACAAAAAGCGCTTATTCCTGTTGCTTTTCAGCCACTGATAGGGCTTCTTATTCACGGTCACGTGATTTCTTTTCCGGCTCGACATATTCGATTTCTACAATCGTTTCGGTGCGTTGGTCCGGGCCGCCGATGAGAAGCTGCTCAAGGCGAACCAGGCGGTCCAAATCGGCAATCGTAGAGTGGCTTTTGATGTCACCGGTACGGATGCGCTCAGCCACCCGGCACTTGGCCTCCCGTATAAGCGTTAAGGACTCGGCCTGCTGCTCCGCAATGCGGTCATCGGCCTTGGCTTGGGCCTTGGCCTGTATGGCACGATATCTCGCAGGCCAGTTTTGTTCACGGAGATATCGCCGCACCGTGGTGTGTGAAACCTTACAGACTTTAGCGGTACCAAGGATAGACTGTAGCTCACACCACGTGGCAAATAGC